TCCCTGCCCTTGAACGTCGCCACGCCTGCGAGTATCTTTCCGTCGTCACCAATACCCAAGGCTATATGAATATCAGGAACTTCTTCCGCAAGCGCACTACTCCCCGCCCTGCAAGGGAGGGGCAGGGGGAGGGTCTGCTTCCCCTGTGCATCGAGGGCATCGGACAGGCGCTCCTCACGCCTGAGCCCGACGACGCGGAGCTTGCGGCACAGGCGCTGCTGGAGATGCTGAGCCTTCCACCGGACACCTCCCATAGAGGGGGAGCAAAGAAGCACCACGGCAAGCATAAAGATACTGACCCCACCCCTGGCCCCTCCCCTACAAGGGAGGGGAGTGCCTACGGACAGGACGGCGCAGCAGCTCCCCGCCCCTCTGAGGGGAGGGGTAGGGGTGGGGTAGAAGCCGCCGACGCCGCCCACGACGCCCGCTACTACAAGCATCTCGCCGAGAAAATCCGACAGACCAGCGAGCACCAGCGGCTGCGCGTCACCCGCTTCCTCGCCTTCGTCGAGCAGGAGCTGCGCAAGCGCCACCTGCCCGTCTACGGCGACGGCTCCCTCGGCCTCTTGGAGGCAGAGCTGCGCAAGCGCATGGGCATCGTGGACCGCGAGGGCGGGGAGCTGAAGCACCGCTGGCAGAACTGCCTCGCCGATGTCACCGTCAGACTGATGAAGGCCGCGCACGACGGCGACGGGGCCCCCACCATCACCGAGCCCGGCGGCAACGAGGGCGATTAAGCAGTTTCAAGTTTCAAGGGCTTGCAGTCCACCACGGACTGCGAGCCCTTTTCGCGTGCGCCAGCCATTTCTCATTTTTCATTTCTCATTTCTCATTTAGCGAAGCGCCTCCCTGCCCTTGGCTTCGCCGAGCGCAGGCTGCGGTTCGGCATAGGCCCTGAAAGCTCGCTTTCGGGCGCTCTGCTCTCACCTTGTTCTGCCCTTGCTTTTAGCCCTTTCAACGCCTATTTTGCAGGCAAAAACAAGCATTTTCTATGGCATTACTCTCAGAAGTTCAGGAGCGCTCGTGGGCCACCGACAAATACGGCGACAATGTGCTGAAGTGGAAATGGGACTGGCGCGACTCGCGCATCATGGACTGGATTAACAACTTCGTGCCCATAGCCACCAAGGACTCGGTGGAGAATATTGAGCGGCAGAAGGCTGTCAAGACCGGACGGATGAAACGCTCGCTGAAGTGGAAGACGTGGGCCGAGAGCGGCGGCGATGCTCAGGTGTTCGAGGCTCGTTATATCTACTACGCCAAGTTCGTTGAACTGGCCGTTGGCCGTGGCGAGCCATACGACAGCCCCGTGCCCGACATTCCCGCCCCGAAGTGGCAGCCCATCCGCGTGCCGACACGCCATCGCAAGGGTAAGCCCCATGTCGTCACCGAAATGCGCACACAGGCCAGCAAGTTCACCGCAATGGCCCGCTCGCAGTTTATGTTCACCGGCACCGTCTATATGCTCTACGCGTTGGGCGGCAAGGATAATCCAACAATAGCAGCCGCCTACAACCGAGCCGTTTACTGGGCACTGCACCAGCAGCGCGAGCGCCGCAAATAATCTACCTACAATACAAGAACACATATACATAGACTATGGCACAGAGATACGACATCGTAAGAATAGACTTCCAGGCCAACGCCCGTGGTGCCAACGCCGCCATCGAGGCTATACGCCAGAAGGCCGAGGAGTGTAACGCCAAGGTGGATTTGCTGAAGCAAGACCTGAAGAACGGCATCAACGCCAACCTCCCCGCCGACCAGATAGACAAACTGAGGCAGAAACTCAGTGGCGCACAGAAGGAGGCCAGGCAGTTCAGCAATGCCTATAAGGAGCTGGTGAAGGGTATGCGCACCCTCGACCAGGGCATCAAGGCTTTCAACGATGGCACGCTCAATCAGATGAACGCTGCCTTTCAGAAAGCGCTCTACAACGCCGCCAAGCTGACGCGCACCCGTCTTGACCCGGTGAGCGACACCTACAAGAAGGACTACCGCGAACTGACAGCCGTCATGGATGCCTCGCAGCAGAACTTCGCCCGGCTGCAGGGCGATGCTGCCGAGATGCTGAGGACGCTGAGGAATGGTGGCAAGGTGGCCGTGTCGGCGCTGCGCGAGGAGTTGAAGGCGCAACAGGAATTGCTTGAAGTGCTGTCTGAGAACGACAAGGGCTATCAGCGCACGCAGAAGAACGTGGCCGTGCTGGGCCAGTACCTCCGTGCCATGGGCGGCGACTATGAGTTCATCCGCCAGAACATCACCGACACGAAAAAGGTGAGCGACGACATGCTGCGCAACATGTACCGCGAGCTGGAACAGACCAACAACGAGGGTCGCGTCACCAAGCAAATCATGCAGGACAATGCCCGTGCCATGCGCGAGATACGCAGCGAGCAGTTGAGCCGCGTGCAGAACGTGCTGGGCGGCGACCTGAACAAACAGAGCGAGGGCAACATCCGCAAGGCCATAGCCAACGCCCGGGAGCTGATACAGGTGTACGGCTCGTCGAGCAAGCAGGCTCAGGCCCTGGCCGCACAGATAGTCAACGCCGAGGAGCACCTGAAGACTACCGGCGTGGAGGGTGAGCGGGCTGCACGCAAGCAGGCAGAAGCCGCACAATTGCTGGCCGACAAGTACAAGATGATGCAGGACCGCATGACGGACCTCAACCGCCTGTCGCAAAGCGGGCTGGCCGAGACGCAGAAATACTGGCAGGCACAGATGGACGGGGCGCTGAAAGGCAGCAAGGCATACCGCGAGGCCGAGAAGAACCTGAAGGCCATCAACACCGAAATGGAGCGGCAGACCAAGGCACAGCTCCAGACGCAGGCCAACCGTCTCGGACGCAAGAACCTCTCCACGTTGTCGGAACAGGAGCTGCAGGTCAGTATCGCTGCTGCCAAGCAACTGGCATTGTCAATGAAACCAACCGATGCTGCCTACAAGCAACTCGTTGACAACATTCTACGGGCCGAGGAGCACGTCAAGCAATTCGGGCTGGAAGGCGAGCGTAGCAGTCGCAAGGCCGCCGAGCAGATGCAGACAATGGTAGACCGCATGGGCAAGCTGAAATCGCTTTCATCAAGTGCGCTGGAAGAAACGAAGAAGTTCTGGCAGGCACAGATGGACGGAGCCTTGAAGGGCACCAAAGCCTACAGGGAGGCCGAAGCCCACCTGAAAGCGATAACCGCCGAGCAGGAGCGCCTGGTGAACGAGCAGAACAAGGCACAGGCCAGCCAACTGACCAGACGCGGCGCACTCTCGACCATGAGCGAAGGCGAGATACGCAGTGCCATTGAAGCCGCCAGGCAGTACCAGTTGACGCTCAACACCACCGACGCGGAATATAAGAGGCTCTCCAAAGCCATCCTTGACGCCGAGGAGCACATCAAGAAATACGGCATCGAGGCCGAGCGGGCGGCACGCAAGGAGGCTGCCGCCGTGGCCGACGCTGCCAAGAAGCGCAAGGAAACCGACGACCTGATGAAGCAGCAGCTGCAGCAGGGGACCTCTCTTTCGCGTTCTGCACTAAAAGCACAGGAGCAATACTGGCAGCGGCTCATCGACGACCCCAAGACCGCGAAGGCAAGTCTGGCTGAATATGAGGCGAAGCTACAGGAAGTTCAGGGACTTATCCGCATGCAGAAGCGTGAGCAGGGTAGGCAGGTACTTGACGAGTTCCGCAGAGACCCAAACCTCGGCGAAACGCTGAGTGCAGACCGTCTGAAAGAATATACGGACAAACTGAAAGCCTACCGCGACACATTGCCAAAGTCCGGAAATGCTGCCACTATTAAAGAAATAGATGACATTCTACAGAAGGTTGGCATGTCGGCCAAGAAAGCCGCCGAGCAAACGATGTCATGGAAGCAAGCCATGCAGGTCAGCTCACAAGCCGGCACCGGCTCGTTCCGTGGCACCGTGGAGCAGCTGACGCAGGCCAAGAAGGTGCTGGAGGAGATGTCGGCCAAGGCCGTGAAGGGCGGACTGGCCTGGCGGCGCATGCAGGAAGCCTTGCAGCGCATAGAGATAGAGCTGAAGAACGTGGGACACCTGTCGCAGGAGGTGCAGGACGTGCTCGACAAGCCCAAGGGCCGCTCCTATAACCAGCTGAAGCAGGCCGTGGAGCAGGGACGCGCCGCGCTGAACGCCATGGACCGCACCACCCGCGAGGGACAGAAGGCCTTCGACGAGCTGGCCAAGAAGGTGAAGGCCGCCGACCTGGAGATGAAGCAGCTGGCCGGCACGGCCAAAGGCACCGTCAGTGCCTTCGATAAGGCATGGAGCCGTCTGAAAACCTACGTGGGCCTGTATGTCGGTGCTGCCGTGGCCATGCAGAAGCTCACCGCCACGATGGGCGACCTGATGGACCTGTCGGACAAGATGGGTGAGGTGCGCAAGACCACGGGTTTTACTGCAGACGAGGTGGGGCGGCTGACCACCAGTCTGAAGAAACTTGACACCAGGACCTCGATAGTGGGACTGCTCGATTTGAGTGCCGCTGCCGGTCAGCTGGGCTTGAAGACACAGGAGGACGTGGAGGGCTTCACCATTGCCGCCAACAAGCTGATGGTGGCCCTGCCCGAAATGGGACGCGAGGGTGCCACGGAGATGCTGAAGGTGGCGCTGGCCACGGGCGAGATAGACAAGATACGCAAGCAGATGGAAGAGGGGCTGATTGACGGCTCCAGCGCCACCGCCGTGGCCATGGAGAAGGTGGGCTCGACCATCGACCGTCTGCGTGCCACGAGTGCCGCCACGGCTCCCGCCATCACCGACTTCGTGAAGCGCGTCGGCGCCGTCGGTGCCCAAAGCGGCATCACCATCGACCAGGTGGCCGCCCTCGGCTCCACGGTCGATGCCCTCGGCATGCGCGTCGAGATGAGTGCCACGGCCCTGTCGAGAATGATTCCTGCCATTAGGAACAATGCCTACAACATCGGCGCGATGATAGGCCAGACTGAGGAAGAGATTATCCGCAAGTTCGACAACGGCATGGGCATGGACGTGATACTCGACATCTTCGAGACCATCCGTAACAACTCGCGTGCCATGACGGGCGACGTGGAGCAGGATGCCGGCGAGATAGAAAAAATGTTCGAGCGGGCCGGTCTGCAGGATATTATGAAGGAGCTGAACCAGATGGGTGCCCGCGCCGGCATCGTCTTCGCCGGACTGTCGCAGAACGTGGACGAGCTGCGCCGACAGCTGGGGGTGGCAGCCGAAGCCTACGAGGATAACATCGCCATCGAACAGGAATATCAGAAGATGAACGACACGACGGCCGCCAAGTGGGAGCGGCTGAAGAACCAGCTGGAAGAAGCGTTTGTGGGCGACACGGCGCAACGGTGGCTGGGGGGCATCATCGACATGCTGCGCGGGCTGGTGGACTTTATCACCGGCAATGTAGAAGGTGTGTTGAAAGGGCTGCGTGTTGCCTTCTTATCGCTCACCATGGCAGTAGTGGCTTACAGGATGCAACTGGGTAAGATGTTGCTCATGGAAAGTTTCGGCGGCATTGCAAAGTTATGGAAATTGCTCGTCAGCATGAAGGACACCCTTGTGCTGACGGCCATGTACACCAAGGAATATATTGCCTTGAAGTGGCAGCTCATCTTTGCTCACGGCGAAGAGACGAAAGCGCTCATAAGGACGAAAATAGCGCAGCTGGGACTAAACAAGGCCATGGCCGCCAATGTATTTATGGCAGTAGCGACAGCCATAGTGACAGCCTACATGGCCTTGAAGGACTGGACAAACGGCAGCAACGCAGCGACAAAGGCCGTTGAAGAACTAAATCAGAAAGTAGACGAAGAGAAACGGAAACTTAATGCGCTTTTCGATGCCTACCACGATGCAAACGGTAATGCGGAGAAACGCAAGAACTTAATGAACGAAATCAACAAGAAGTACAGTCAGTATTTGGGATTCTTGTTGACCGATGCCGAGAATTCAAACCTGGTGGCGGCAGCCCACGAGCGTATAGCCGCTGCGCTGGAAAAGGAAATGCTGGAAAGAGAACGCGCACAGACCATATCCGGAGTTAGACAGAAATTCCAAGATGACTTGACCGAAGAATGGTCTAAGTTTACGGACGAACTCCGAAGTCAAGGTTTGAGTTCCGAGCAGATAGCGCAAGCGCGTAATGACATACAGGCATTCTTACAATCTCTTAAAACTAATAATGATAAGATTCTTTTCTCTGGTAACACGCTTACCGAACTCAATCAATACGTCCGGTCACGTGGTGATCAAAACACATGGATACCAAACAAGGACGAAGAAGTCATTGTCGCTACATGGGTTGATAAATACTTGCGGGAGAACTACCCGCAGGTTGTATCGTCATTTGTAAGCGGCGTAGGCAAAGACGCTGAGGGCGAGTGGAATGATTTAGGCGGACCATTTGTAAAATATGCTGAAACGTATTTAAATATGATTCGGCAGGTTGGTAAGGCGGAAGACCAAATATCCGGTTTTATCAATAGCGCAGAGCAACGTAGGGTTGCCAAATCAAGTGAGATGATAACTAATCTGCAGGAACAGGCTACTAAAGCAGCAAAGGTAATCACGGATGTTAACTCGTCAGAAGAAGATATTGCTAAAGCCTACGAGCATCTGGCTGGAGCCGTAGAGGGTCTGAGCACGCTGAGCGACGAGCTTAAAACAAGCACAAGGCAAGCAGACCAGACGGCTGTAAGCGGCATCACATCGTTTGTTACCGGTCTGTTCCGCAGAAATCCAACGATTGACACGCAGAAAGTGCAGGATGCACGAACACGCCAGCAGTCGCTACTGGATCGTATCCTCAATCCTGTCGGCAGCAACGTAAACGGCAATGGCGACAGCAACGATAACCCCCGTGGCCCCTACGGCAACTACGACAAGCGTGTGGACCCCTACGAGCAGTGGGATGCCAACGCACTGGTGAAGCGCCGCGAGGATATGTTGGAGCGTGTGCGGGCGCTGGCAGGCGGTGCCGACGTTCAGCAGGTGCTGTCGATGGATAAGAAGTTTATGGACGAAGCCACCCGTAAGGGCATCAAGAACATGCGCGACGCCATAGCCTGGTATAACGAGGAGCGCCTGAAGATTCAGGAGGAGCTGCACTCGCGCAACCTGACGAACACCGGCGACTGGATGGACCCGAAGAAGGGCGGCTCGAAGCGCAAGCCGAAGACACCGGAGAGCGAGGAAGCCATTGCCGAGCTGGACCGCTACTACCTGGAGCGCAAGGAGCGCATAGAGGAAGCACGCGCCAACGAGGAGATGACCGAGGCTGAGTATAACCGCCGACTGGACGCGCTGGAGCAGGAGCACCTGGAGCGTCGCTCGGCACTGCGGCAGACGTTCACCAGCGAGGACAAACAGTTCATTCAGCAGTTCCGCCAGTGGTGGGCCAGCGTGGCCGAGTTGGACGAGGTGTCGTGGGAGACCATCGAGGCCGAGTGGATAGCCGCCTTCGAGCGCGACCGCAAGTATAACAACCGCGCCGCACAGAAGGACCTCACCGCCATGCAGGCCATCACCGTGAAGCAGCTGCGCGAGATAGAGGCCATCATTGACAAGGAGCGTCCCTTCAACGGCATCACCCGCAACCTGCAGGACAACCTCACGAAGATGGGCATCCTGTTCAAGGACGGCGTGGACGACAGCGACTTCATGGAGCAGAACACCAAGCGGCTGACGTTCCTGCTGAGCGAGGCCGAGGATGCCTATAACATGACGTGGGAGCAGCTGGAGCGCGACATGCGCGAGAACGGGCTTGGTGCCTGGGCCGACGCCATCGTTGGCAGCGACAATGCCGAGAAGGAGAAACGGGCCGTCATCGCTCAGCTGCACGAGGTGTACGATGCTGTGCAGGAGGCCATCAAGAAGGAGGCCTCGCTGGTGAAGAAGCAGGTGGACATCACGTGGAACGACGCCCTGCTGCCCAACGGCAAGAGCATCAAGCAGACCTACGAGGCGGCCATCAGTCAGCTGGGCGTGCAGCAGGGCAGCGTCAGCCGCGCCAACAGCCTGATAGGGGCAGGCACGGCATCGGCGCGTGTGGCCGACCGCCTGGCCATCCGACAGATGCAGATACAGCTGCAGATGCAGGAGCACTACTATAACCTGGTCAGGCAGACGGGCATGCAGCGAATAGCCGACCTGCGGGAGCAGGCACGGCAGAAGCGGGAGCAGGGCGAGCTGGACGAAGCCGCCCGTCTGGACCTCGATGCCCAGCACGCCACGATGAGCCTGAACCTCTCGCTGTCGAAAGAGCAGACCGAGCTTGACAAGCAGCGCGAGGAAATCATTGCCCGCACGGAGGAGAGCCAGAACCGGCTCTATACGTCGCTGCGCGAGTGGGCCGAGCTGCTGTCATCGTCGGTGCAGAGCCTGTTCGAGGCCAGCCATGCGGGCGAAGCGGAATACTACAACGAGCGGGCGAAGTTGGACTTGACAGGCAGGGGAGGCCCCGGAGCGGGCACCTACGTCGTCATCGACGATGCCGGCACGAGCGACGCCAAGGCCCACTACGAGTACCTTGACGAGCGGCAGGCGCTGGAGCGGCAACGAGAGATAGAGCGCGAGAACGCCCAGGCCGAAGCATGGCGCAAGGTGATGGACGACCTGAACGCGAAGATGAACGAGCAGATAACGGACTGGCTCAATGCTGCCGCGCAGAACGCCAGCATCGACGCGAACACGGACGCTACGCTGCAGAACACCGATGCGCTGGCAGGCCTGACCAACGCCATTGCCGCAAGCAGCGGTGCCAACGCCGTAGGGACAACGGCAGCTGGAGCCGCCGCCACAGCGACACCGGTCGCCGCCGGCGACGGTGCACTGAGCCCCTCCGAGGTGCAGGAGTGGACCGATGCGCTGGGCACGGAGCCGTGGCTGGTGTGGGAGCAGGCCGGTGTGTCGGCCATGCAGCACGTGCAGCAAACCACCGCCGACACCAGCAAGAGGATGCAGGCCAGCACACAGTCGGCCTTCGCCAAGATGACGCAGGCCGCCAACCTCTATGGCATCGCCTACTCAGCCATGAGCAACGACAACCTGAACACCATGCAGAAATTTAGCATGATGGCTATCCAGGCAGCCGGGCAGTCGGCCATCACCGCCTTGACCGTGGACTTCAGCAAGACCACCGCCGACGCCGCCATGAACTCGGCGTCTGTGTTGGGCAAGTTGTGGAGCCAGTTAGGGTGGGGTGCCGTCCCCGTCTATGCCATCTTTACCGGACTGCTGGGCGGTCTGATGGGCTTGGCAGCCAGCAAGATTGCCAAGAGCAAGAGCGAGATAGCTCAGGCCACGGGTGTCAGCGGCGCCAATGCCGGAAAGCTCACCACGGGCATGCTGACGTATGCCGAAGGTAACGTCAACGAGTTCACCGACCCTGCCTCGCTGACCCCTGGCCGCCAGTACAACGTAGACGGTGCCGACGGCAAGACCTACCGCGCCCGGTATATGGGCAAGGGAGCGAAGACACACATCACCAACGGTCCTGAGTTCCACCTCGTAGGCGAGGCAGGACGCGAGGCTATCATCGACGCGAAGACCACCCGTCAGATACAGATGGACGAGCCGGGCATCTGGCAGGCCATCCAGACGCTCTACCGTGGCGGCCGCCTGTCGCCCGTCCGTCGTCGCAGCGGTCGCGGCATGGCC